CAGAGCGCGGGTCCGAGTCTTATTTATTCGTTTATACTCGAGAAGACAGTATGATTAAGGCCATACCGTAAAAACTCGAGTTGACAAACCTAAAACCTACACGTGTGCCCTCCTACCCAGACCTTTGAAAGCCTGAGATAGTGGTAGATTTTATTTTGTCGAGAATTTAAAATCAATTTAGGACAATAAATATGTTTAATGTCTAAATCGACCTTAACTCCTCGTTTGCTGCGCCTGGGCCTGCACAAGGCATCTGGAATCCATAATGGAGTAGTCCGGAAGAATTTAATGAGCACCTGAAGTTCGGAAAACGAAAAACCCATGACTGATGAAATGTCGGCCAACATATCGTTATAGCTGGATTTCAATTGATATACCCCTAAGTTTTTGTAAGCCTCGGAGATACCATATGACTCATCTATATCGAATTGCTTTCCTCCACTTGACATCAACCATTTCGCAAGATCACTATACACAGGTATTCCAGCATAGACTTTAGAATACATAACCCCCAAACTGTAATAGTAATCACGAACATGTGATGTAAAATCATGGTTGATAACAGACTGCAAGCTGGTTAGCAACTTGCGCAAGTTCTGTAAATAAAAGAACCCCGAACCATTTCTAATGTACCTGCCAGAACAAAACTCGACTTCATACCACATTTTGCGATGTAAGATTTTCGCATCAAAACCAAAATGTGAATAGTAGTCGACAATCTGTTTGTCACCCGGATTGCCCAAAACAGAATCATCACCTTTCAACATCAGCTGCGGTTTACAACAGCTTCCATCGAACTCGTGACGATCCGGATTTGGACAATGATTCTTGATCAATGTGTACATTGAAGAAATGTAGTTCAGAACTCCATTACCACAGGAAGTGTCCATATCACCCGATCCTCTACACCACAGAAAAGAAAATCTGACTCCGTTAGGCGTCTGTCCTTTCTTTTCGCATTTGATAGCAAAGAGTTTGTCGAATTCTTCTTCGTTAAACCAGCTGAAACCTTTCATTGACTCTTTCATAACATAATGCTCTAAGCCCAACATGAAATCTCTTTGAGAAGACTCATATTTGCTCATATCATTCTCGTCGAACGTCATTGAATTTTCAACCAGCTTAGCGAACTTTTTGCCACAACTATCAAAATCACATGCATTACAAACCTCAGGTAGCTTGAAAAAAGCACGCTCGAATGGCGACACGTATTTAGAGTACAAGATATTGAAGATCGG